TGTCGGGAGAGAGGATCGGGCTCACGGGCCCGACTGCCAACACGAGCAAAGTCAACACCGAGTACCTGATAGTCGCGAAACGCGTCCCATCGCACACGGTGCACCTCATCCGTCAATGACAGAAGTCGATTTGTCCAGGCCCAGAGAACAGGGACCCCATGGGCGAGAGAGGCCTCGCATAAAGCGACACCCCTGGTCCACTCGAGAGCGAACCGCGGTTCGAGAAGATGGATGTGTGACGCAATCCCATGGGAAATGACCTTGCGCCACTCACGAACCATCGTCCAACCGCCCTCACACCAAACAGGGGCCGACTGGCCAAACCTGATACCCTCGATGAAATCCACCGGACGCTCCAGGGTCATCTCATGACCCGAAATTTTGAGAGCCGTGGCAGCGAAAACCGGGACGACCCGAAGCATGTCAGCCCTTCTAAGAAAGAGGAGAGCATTATCACCGTCAACGAGTGTGTCCCAGACAGAAAGGCCCAGAGAGGACATACACCCGACAACGACAGCCAACATGACAATGGAGTTACCCATGCCAGTGTTGAAATCTCCGCTCGCTCGACCTGCTTCGCGAGAGAACCGCACACCACAGCTAGTGACCCCAAAATTACGCAACTGGTGATTCAGTGTACGCCGCAAGTCCCCGTCACCAGGGTAGGCGGTGGCATACACCAGGTGCTCTTGCACCAGCTGCCAGAGATCCAGATGGGCCTCGAAGGCTTTCCCATCAACTTCCATCACCACGCAATCGGGCACCTCGTAAAACTTACGAGCTATCAGATTTGCCCTCTGCCGTGGTGACAATCCCTTGGCCACAACCCTGGAGTTTCCGGCACCGGAGAACGCCGACCGACGTAGGTTTCCCCACAGCCAGTGCTCGAACGGCTTGAGCCAAGATGCCAAACATAGGTTGTACCTAGGTGATCTCGGAAAAATCATCCTAGGTTTCGCCAACGAACCTATGTGGCGCTTCTCAGCCTTCAGGAACGCCCTCAACTTGTAGTCCGACGAGCTCAACGGACCATCAAGCATCAGGGAGCGTTCCGCCTCAAGGTACCTCCTACGCAGAGCACCCGTGTAAGACTGCGCAGTCTCCAGATAGTCCCATCTTGACTCGCCATATCGAGCGACAACCCTCCTAA